GCGTTCTGTTTTTTTTCTGTGCCGCAGCACCCTATTTTTGTGAGAGGTCGTTACTGCAAAGATAAGATGTTTTAAAATAAATAATTTTATAAATTTTTTATAGAATATTTTGCACTAAAAAAGGCAGCCCTTTCGAACTGCCCTGACAAACTTTAAACCAAACTTACAAACTAAATTAAACCATTATCTTGCATGTATTTTAATCGCGCTGGGTGAATACCGCTTTTTGTTTTTTCGTCAATCTCAAAACTTTTTGTTTGCCCACCGTTACTTTGTTTTTCGAAATTATATTCAGCTGCAATAATTTCAAATAGCGTTTCGTACTTTAGGTTTTCCGTTGGTTTAGATGGATGCTTTACGCGGTTTCCATCTTTGTTAACCCAAATGTTACTATCTGAATCAATTTCAAAATCAAAACCGCGCTCACGTATTTCGGCTTCTAAAATTGCCCGCATTTCTTTAGGCGCTAAACGTGCATTTTTTACAGATTCAACAAGCGAACCGCGGACCTTATCTATTTGCTGATTCTTGATGTAACTTTGAAATTTACCTTGTTCTTCTTTAATAGCCTGCTGCATTAACATTTCTTTTTCATTTAGCTTTGCATTGGCTAATTCTAACTGCTGCGTTAGCTGTTGCAACTTTTGCGCATCAGCAGATGTATATTCTTGCTTTAGCTTTTCAATCATTTCGACTTGGCTATTCTTCAAGTCAGAAACAATAGTTTTAAATCTATCTTTTTTGTCTATTGCTTCATATTTTTTTAGGTCAATAGCAAAAGCATCAGCTATTTGTTTTTCTGTTTTAGCGTATGCAGCGCCGAATAGTTCAGCGCTTTTAGCTTCTTCAATCTGTTTGCCTAAACGTTCCTGTACAGTACGTTCAATTTTAGATACATAACCTGTTACGGCTTCATCTAATGTAATTTCGTTAGATTCTAATTTTGAAATTAGTTCGGGTTCAATACCCAGTTTTTCTACAAATTTGTCAAGCATTTTCACGTGTGTTTATGTTAAAAAAAAATTTAGTAAAATCTTCAAATGATATACTTAGCGGCAATTCAAAACCGCTTTTTAAAATAACCTTAGTAAATTTTTCGCCATCATCCCATTCAGATTTATAGAATGTTGCTACTTCATCAAGATCAATATAACAATAGTCTTCAAGTTCAAGAACAAATTCAGTTTCTTTATTTGTGTTTAGATGTTCATCTATTTGTTTTTTGATTTTTGCCGCTGCTTTGTAGTCTTCAATTTTAACAGCTTCATCAAAATCTTTTTGAAGTTCCTCAAGTTTTAACGGTTCTTCATTGTATTCAAGTTGAATTACAAATTTGTGAAATCTTGGCATATTATCTACGTTTATTTGCGCAGCCGCAGCCGCGTTTAGGTGGTGTAATAGCTCTTTGAATTGGTTGCGCTGGTTCTGATACGTGAATAGTACCGAGATAGTTATAATTACCTGTTTGCTGTTCGGTATACCATTGCGCGGGGGTAAATTGGTATTCAGTACCGTTTGTTTTATGCTTTGCTTTTATTACTAACATGCTATAATTCTATTAGTGTAAAGTTAATAAGTTGGTTAGGCTGAAATATTTTGATAGCTTCGAACCATCGCGCATCAGGAACAACTAAACAACCAGCTGACCAACTATCAACAGCATGACCGATGCCGCCACGATGAAAGTTGATGCCGTACCAACCTTTAGTTTTAACTGCCTTATCTAATTTGCGGTCACGTGTATTATCGCGGAAAATTTCTATTGCACCCGCTTGAAAAAAATACGGAGCATTCAACCAAAGGTGCTTCCAATCACGTGCAGTAACAAACTTATGCGAACCGATTACTTGCTGTTCACATGCAACAGCACTACCTGTAATGCCGCCAACCGTAAGCGGATTGAAAACTATGAAATCGCCGGGTGTAGTGCTACATGGTAAAATCATGTCGGCCACGCGGTTATTAAATCTTATGCAATAATCTGAAAACTTATTATCAAATGTTTGGTCTGTTCGTACCCAAACTAAATCATTAACTGGCTGAACCCAACCTCGCTTTTTCATTTCACGGTCAATAAACGTCTTTGCCGCTGATAGAGTATACGGGCCAACTATACCATCAATGGCACCGTGATAAAAATCTCTATCTTTAAGTATTTTTTGAAAGTTTTTCATGTGTTATTTTATAATATAGTTTTGCGATCGTACCGGGTAAGCGATATGCCTACAATTAAAACCGCCGCGATTCTGACAAAAGTTTTCAGGCGTTGTATCTGGTATCATACCTGTACCGTTATTATCAGCCCAATCTATTTCATCTTGCAAATCTTCAAATAATATCAAACCTTTTTTGCCGTTTTTATCTTCATTAACCCACCGTTCACATTGTGCGCGGCTATCCTTAACAATTGAACCAACGTAAAGCAAAGCATCCATTTTATAAGACTTTCGCACCGCTTCGTTTACTACACCATCATACTGTAATAACGCATCGCGTGATGCCTGCAAACTAATTCTTTTTAAAACGCCTTGCCTTGCTTCAGTTGTTGTTAGTTGACCTGCAATCGAAGTTACAACATCTGTTAAACTGCTGCCCTGATTTACTGCAATTAGCAATTCATTTTTAAGCGGGTTTATTAGGTTTACATTTAAGCCTTGACCTTGCATCGCCGCAATAACATTATTAACAGCATATCTTCTAAATGGATTCAAAAAACTTTTTGTTATATCAATGCCGTTCAATTCTTGTTGCGCAAGTTGTGTATTAGCGCCAATTTCGTCAAAGTTTTCTAAAAAAGCCGATACCATTACATTATATCCAGCCTTTTCTAAGAACCTATTTATAGCAGTTTTAAACGAACTTAAACGCGCTATGTTTTCTTTAGACCTTACTAAATTGCCCGATGTAGTTCTAAACTTATTTATCCAATCAACAACTTGTTTTACAAATTTCGGTTCTACTTTATTAAACCGCTTTTGTAAAATTTCTAATGCTTTGTCGTTAATTCGTTCGGGTTTATTAAAATCCATTATTCAGCATTATTAAATTCATCCATATTAATTTCAGGTACTACATTACTTGCAACAGCATCAAACCTTGGCGCTAACTTTGCATCAATAGCGTTTTTAATAGCTGTGTAATCATTATTCATAATATCAAAGCCTTCATCGTAATACAATTCTGTAACAGCATCAAAAACAAACTGCGCGCTAATTGCATCCTTTTCAGTTATTTGGCCCGATGCTAACAAGTTAACACGTTCATCTACCGTATAAAGATAAGCGCTGTTATACATAGCGCAAATGGTAGCTATTTGGCGCGCTATTGCATCTGAATTGTAACGGCGATCAACATAGCTAATATATGATTCGTAACGTATAGCAGTCGGCAAACCTTTTTGTGATAGTGCAAATTCTGCCATCAATTCTGTTTCTGTTTTAAGGTCAAAACTGATAGGCGGGTTTACCATAATTGCGCTTTCAGTATCCATAAATACAATGGCCTGAATAATACGCAAAACATCCTTATAACGCGCATAAACATCATCTGATATTTTACCTACTTCTATGTATTCAGGTTCGCGGTCTAATTCTTTTGCAACGCCCGATTGAGCAGCTTTTAAACTGCGGTTAATGTTTAGCACTTGTTCGGCTTTTCCTAACGCCTCAGAAGCTACTTTGTTAGTTTCTTGAATAGTTGAAACATCAGGGCTATAATATCTTATCGGTTCAACTTGCTGTTTATCATTATCTCCAAACTTAGATGTAGTAGGATTTAAGTTATACGCTGCCAATGGCGTAATGCTTAGCACTTTGCCGTGCCCGTGACAAGTTTTACAAGTTATGCTATTATCGTAGTTATTTGGATCAGGTACGCGGCCCACACCATTGCAACTGTTACAATCAACCCCTTCAACAAATTTAATAGGGAAGCATGTCGCAAGCATAACCGATTTATGCTGATTGTCAAATATAGCAGCATCATTAAGATACGGTATTGCAGGGCTAAAATCAGACTTATAAATTTTAAACGTATTGCCATAAGAATCATATTTAGGTACAACGCGACCGCCAAGCGTAACCCACGGCATTATACCGCTGTTGTGTTCATAGATAACTTCAAACATTGTTTTGTCACCATACGCGCGGGCCTGTGCGTAAAACATATCGGTAACAATATGATAGTATAGCGGATTTTCAATACCTAATGTAGCATATTTATTTTTTGATATGCCTTTATATATTAGAAGTCTGTATTCAGGGTCGTTAAAAACAATCCTATCAGACTGAATTACTTTCATATCTACATTAACGCGCACGTTATCGGTTTCAATACCCTCGCCTTTAGGTTCGATAAGCAAAACGGCGTTCGGATCAAGTACGCGATTAGGAATAAAAACAGAAAATACAAAAGACTGCAAAGTATTTTCGCCAAACTTTTCATTTTCTGCAAATTGTTGCATGTCCATATTTTCAAACCTAACAGAATGCTTAGCTGAACTTAGAAGCCTATGCAGTTCGGTTATTGCTTTAACCAATGGCGATTCTGTTTTAGGCTGATATGTATTTTTACGATAGTTTAATATCTGTTCATCTTCATTTGGAAATGCTTTATCTAACGCAGGCGGCACTTCACCGTAGAAGTGAGGCTTAATGCTTTCATAAATACGCTTCCAATCCGCTTTAAATGGGTGTACAGGCGGATTTAGTATTGTAGCATTTACAGTATTTAAAAATTCGTAAAACTGTTCTATGTTCATTCTATTTGATTTTAAATAGGGCGGCTACATTATATAACCGCCCTTATAAATACTATGGTGTAATTGTAATTACAAGTGAACCAGTTACGCCCGAAGCATCATTAGCTGTAGCAATTACAGTAACAGTACCCGGTGCAGTAGCAGTAAGCAAACCACCTACAGAAATAGTAGCAGTACCTGTGCCGTTAACAACCGACCATGTAACAGTAGCATCAGTAGCGTTTAATGGTAGGATAGCTGCAAGCATTTGTAATGTAGCACCATCAGCAACAGTTGTTACGTTACCTGTGCCTGTTACAACAATTGAAGTAACCCAACAAACGTTATAAGGTAGTGTTAGCAAGAAATCTAAAGACAATTGGCTAAATGTACCAAGCTGTTCATTGTATCTAAATTCAACGGTCCAGTAAGCATCATCTTCATCAGTTTCAGCAATCTGATAAAAAGGTCTAACAGTTACGTTTGAATACCAACCTAAGAAACGACCATCGCAAGTTACAAAACCAAATTCATAACCAGCAGCTTTAGCAGGATTAGAAAGGAAATTATAAAGTGCATCAATCGTAAATGTAAGGTCATTTTCTGCATCAGTTAGTGATACAACACGCGACTGTTTTACTACCTCCTCTTGACCGCAGCTACCACGCTTTTTAGTAGTAAATTCAGGTGCAGGCAAACCACCGCTAATACGTGAACCGTTAACGCGGCCAAAAACGTTTTTATCAGCTATTGCAGTTTCCCATTCAGTAGAATCTGTAATATCGGCAAATTCGTAGTTACATTTTTTTGCAAACCAACCAGCAATACCACCTGAATAAACAGTTGAATCGCAAGGGTCGCATAAGTAGTTAGGGGCATTATCCTCGTCTATGCAAGGCGGGCAAACACCGAACGCGCCCAAAAACCCATTTATAAAAGAAATATTCATGTTTTTTGTTTTTAAATATTTGTAAATGAATTACGACCTCATCTACATTGTTTGTTATCTAATCGACATTTTTTGTCAAATGACAAATCTAACAAAAACATACGGTTATCTTCAGGTTTAGAATCATATCTAAAGTTTTGATACTGCACACCATCAACAGTTACGTAATTGCCTCTCACAGCTTGTTGTAGTAACTTAATGTAAAACGGTGGCACAGCGCCCGAAATAATGCCGTAATTTTCTGTTATATCTTTACTAATAACTACATTTCTATCATTTTCTGTTATCGCTTCAGTATCGCCAAAGAACTCAACAGTACCAAAGATACGAAGCGAATTATAAAACGGTGTATTATTAGAACCTAAATAGTTAGTTAAAGTTCCGTAAAAATTACCGTTACAATCGTAATTTGCATAAGTACTATAAATTAGTGCAGTATCGTTTAAGTTGCCGCAGCCTTCGACCTTTTTATAGTATTCTGTATAAAGTCTTTTATCTATTTCAGGTTCTAAAGTTATCTGATTTATTTTGTAATAATCAATGTACAATCTAAAGCAATCCAAATCAGCTGGGAACAAACCTGTATTAACAAACCACGTTTGAATGCTACCCGTTGAAAGGCTTTGCCCTACATGATAACTATCTGAAAAATCATCAATAAATTCTGATACTAAGTTACCGCAACAATCATATAAACTAACTACAACATAATGCGATGTACTTGTACTTGTTTGAAATCCTGCTACCAAAACGCTATTAGGCTGATTATAATTATCAGTAACTTGTGTTTGAAATGGTATAATATCGCCTTCAACATACGGAATATAAAACGGCAAATCAGAACCGCATAAATTACAGTTCCAAGCATCAGTAGCATTTTGCATAAAATTAGGCGGCAAAACAGGGCAGGCATACCGAATCGGTACGGGCTGCCTAAATGAATATGTCCTACTAATTTCGGGCGTATATGAAACAGAATAATTTACTAACATATATTCGCAAAGATACAAATAAAAATTAAATTAAAAAATTTTATCCTAAATCGCTACATTTATAGTTATTGTCAAAAGTTACAATAGGTACTAAACTCGGTGCGGGTATTGGAACTGACATTAAAATTTCGTGTCTTATTGTGTGCGGCCCTGTTCCCGGGTCGAAGTCAGCATCAACAATAAACCTATAATAAGCTATTGGAATTGTATCGCTAATCTTTATTGCTGTTACAATATTGCCCGCGTAACTTAAAACGCCTACAGGGCTATTAGCATTATCAACAAAGTTATTTTGAACTATATTTATACCACCTACATAATCGGGATGTGCTAATATTTCAGCTATAACCGCGGTTGGATCACCTGTAATTGTCCACAAAGGTAACACACCAACAGTTCTATAAGTTGAAGTTGAAGTAAGCGCAACCAAACCAATAGGGCAATAATCTGGCACTTGCTGATATGCAATACCTGTTACCCAATAGCGCTGCCCTTGTGTTAGTTGTTGAACGTTTATTTTAAAAATAGCTTCATTCGATGGCGCAAAAAAAGCATCAACATCGGCAAGCTTTGCGCTTGTTAATTGTTGCATTTGCACTAAAATTGGCGCCCAGCTTGATTCTTCTTCAATGGCATTATTATTAGTATCGCCTGTTTCGCTTGCAGGGTAAATAGTAGCAATAAAATTTATTGAACCTGAAAAGGATGGATCTTTTTCTACTTGTGCTATTATTTGATCGGCATCGCAAATGTCAATTATTTCGGTTTTGATACCTACTATATAATCTTCTAAATCGTAAAACTTAATGCTTAATAAGTTAGGTGTTATTGCATCATTTTCGAAAACATCAACATCCAATTTTTGTACAAAATCTATTTGCGTTAATTGAGTTATGCCTGAAATTGTAGTCACCTGATTTAAACTAACAGTCCATGTTATTTCGGTTGATGTACCAGCGTATTCTTCAGCTATTCTAAAGATACAATCTAAAACTAAATCAGTTGCATCATTGGTTACTATTGTCATATCAGCAGTTGTAATTGGCGGCGCTGCTGGTATAAATCCTTGCACTTGATTAACTACGCCCGGTACGTTTGTAAGTTTACAAATAATGCCCGCTACACTACCATCGAAAGTGCCTACTAAACCAATAGCATTTAGCGCTGTTACATAGCTTGCTTTATCAATTTCTAATCTTGCTTTAATACGTTGGTGTGGTGCAATTGTTAATTCGTTGCCGCTATATTCTGTATTGTAAGTACTAAGATAACCTGTAATAGTTGGTATTGCAGGCGGCGTGTAAGTAGCTGTTAAAAGCGGGCTTAGATGTGATGTTACATATTCAGGATTAACGTTGTCATGAATGTTTACTACTATGTAATATTGCCCGTTTACTTGAAGCTGTGTTCCATCAATAACAAATTGTACTTCTATATCATCGGCAACAGGTACGTTTTCAAACCAATCCGAAGGCGAATAAATAGCGCCGTTTAGTTGACCGCTTCCCGGTGTTGCTTGTGGTATCAAAGCATCTGATAATGATAAGTCAGTTACAAAATTAACATTATTTGCAGCAGTATCAACTCTAAAAAGTAAAACACGAACATCAGTAATAGCAGGATTTGCAACAGATCCGTTATAAGCTTCACCCCTTAATAATATCCTTACAGAATTGTCTTCACCTACTGCTAACTGATTGCTTGCTATTGTAAAAATTGCGTTTGGTGGTGTTGTAGTATTTGTTTGTGCAGCTGTTGCCGTCACATTAGTTAATAGTGGCAAACTTGCGGCTGTTTGTGATGCTGAACTAATTTCAAGTTCTTTAATATATCGCATCAATAAACTATACCCACCATAATCAGAATTGTACCAACGTGCTTCAACAAGAATGTTTAAAAAATTACCACCTACAGGTGTAGTTGCATTAGCTGAAAAACTTGTTGAATCAAATATTCTGCAAGCTAAACTTAAATTTTTTGTTTGGTTGTAAACAACTTGACCTGTATTATTAGATACACCTAAAGCACTTGAAGCTAAAAATCTATTGACATTTGAATTAGATGAATTGCCAAAAATAAAATTAGTAGTGTCATTTGTTACGTAAAATTCAAATAGTACTGTAGCTTCATCGTGAGGCGCTGCATTCTTTGACATCTCACAATAGATATTTTGCAATGCAGGATTTGCTATATTTAGAACAGCTTGTTGTGGTGTTGTGCTTAATGGATTTAATGTTTCATATCCAAAATCAAAAGCGTTTGTTTGATTTGATAAAACATAAAGCCCCGGGTTAAATCTTAACTGTTTATTTAAAAAGCTATTTGCGCCCGAACTGTTTATTGTAAACGTTAGGCGAACTTTAATGCCTATTGCTAAACCTTCAACAGGCACAGCTGGTATTGTTGCAGCCGTAAATGTTGCAATATTATATAAAACATTTCCGCTGCTGTCGATGCAATCTAATTGTATATTATCGTAAGTATAAGACATTAAATTAAGCCTTGAATAGTTAATGAATTATTATTTGTATCGTAGGTTATCTCAGTTATTTGTACCTGCCCTTGTGAAGTTGTAACGTATTTATCAATGTCTAAAGTAGTAAGTAGGTCACAATCAGCCGTAACTGATATAGTAACTTTGCGCGTTTTAACAGATGTTAAGCGCGGATCATCTATGTAAAATAGGCGCTGGTAGGCGGTATCGTATGATTGGCCGTTTATATCTATTATTGGATTTTCACGAATATGCCAACGATAATTATATAAAAATTTACCATTTGACATTGATATTAAATCAGGTATCCCATAACCTCTAACAAAATTAGAATTACTTAAATCTTGACCTACAACACTTTGAATATTTATTAGTTTTGGATATGTTAAAACTCCTTTAGATATAAACATTGCCCATTTGTTATAATCATCTTGAGCAAAAGGATAAAATGTAACATAAAAAGGTTTATCAATTGGGTTTACATCAGGAGCTGACCAATCAAATCTAAATTGCGAAGCGCCATATTGTAATTTTTTTGTAAATAAACCTGTTTGTTGCGGATTATTTGCAATATTCCAATCTATAACGCGGTCTGTCCATTTGCGTCTTACTTCATCACCTGAATTATCAACACCATCTAAACTATATTCATATTCAGCATAACTTGCAGGTCTTTCGGGTAATGACTCATAGCAAATAGATAATAATTGATTTTCTTGCAAGTTATCAGTATTAAACCATTGAACGCCTGAAAAATAATCTTTGCGCTCAATCTGTAAAACACCATTTACAACGCGCCATTCTATATTAAATTCTTTAAGTGCATCCAAAAATTGAATGCCATTTAAGTTTGGTTTATTATCTTGATATACATTTTCGCCAAAAGTTTCCCAAGGATAAGCCTTTGTGCCTGGTACAAAAGCGGCATCCATTCTTACAGTATTATGATAGAAACCTCCAGAATCAAACAATGAAGATTGATAGCCTATTTGGCAAAGTTTGCATAAGTTTTTAAATTGACTATCTAAATATGGCGTAATGTGTCTACGTTTACAGCCAAGAATTAAATTTGATAAATCAGTAAAAAGATTATTGTCATATCCTTCAAGAAGATTAAAAAGCTGAAATATAAATAATAAAGGCGCAGTAACTAAAAAAATAAATATCCCTATAACCATTATTGCTTCTTGTGTTCCACTTGGCTTTGGGTCATTACAATAATACATCCATGGTGCAACTTTAAATTCATCAAATCCTTTAGTTGTAACATTACTATCATTATTTATAACATCCCACGGAAAATGTTCCTTTAAGCATCTAATTGCCAAAGCATCCTGACTATTATCAACTATTGTAACCTGTGCCTCACATGTCGGGAACGTGCACCAACGTACAGAACCGCCTTCAATTTTTCCCGTAAATAATAACCTATCTGAGCCATCGGGATTAGTACAGCATGTATCGTAAATCAAAACCTGTATAGCTGCTATATTTGGATTTGGCGCGTTTATTATTTGCTGTCTGACATATTCGTAGGTATCGCCAACAACGGTTAATTCAGGGGCAAATGAAAACGCAGAATCGCCCGCTTCATCTTTGCGGCGAAAAACAAAACTTGCAGATTCGGTACCGTTGAAGTTGTCAAGGTCCTGAGGTATCCCATCAAAATATATTAGTAAGCCGTTCATTTAAGTATTGAATATGTTAACGCGCCCAAAGATACACTAATAAACGCGTAAGTTGTTATTTTCCACACTTTTTTAAGACGTGTTTGTTTCTTCAATTGCTTTTTATAGTCAATGCAGATAATATTACTGCGCTCATAACTTTGAATCATTTCATTTTTTAATAATAGCATGTCGCTTTGTGTTTTCTGCTGTACTTTCATTGCCTTAATAACAGATTCAGCACTATATAATATGCTATCACAATCAACGGCCCTATTAACGCATTCGCCGTATGCAATTTTATAAGCATCCAAACTATCAAAACGCGCGGCTATATATTCAGCATAGTCACGGCTAATCAAAAAACCGTTATCTACCTTTGTAATCTGACATGAGGCGGCTAATGAGCAAAGTGTCAGAAACAGAATTGTAATTAACAATCGGTACTTTAATAATCTTAATTCTGGATAGGTCATATCTAAACTGTTTTATTTGTTTGTCTAATGTAGTTTGCATCGTATCTATATGCGCCTGAAGGCTATCTGATTTTGTCACAAATTTAGCATATATTTGGGACAAACTGTCACGGGTTCGCTGTTCGTTTTTCTGTATCTGTTTTTGTAGCTTGTTGCTATTGTCAATTGTAACATAAAGCAAAACAGAAACTAAAACGATAACAGTTATAATTAAATATTTCATTTTTTTACTAAGTTTAAAGCGATGGCAACCGCTTGTTCTTGTGGTTTTCCTTCAGCTATCAAAGTTCTAATGTTTCTTTGAATGCATTTGTTATCACCGGGTAAGCATTTAATTAGTGGCATAGTTTTATAATGTTAAAATGTTTATACAAAATTATATCATTTTGACCAATTACGCGAGAAGTTTTTACGCGCTTGTCTTTGTTCTACAATTTTAAATATACCGTTAGCATTTGCGCTAACTGTTGTTTTTGGCATGTATTTAGGCAATTCGGTTAAAACATTTTCGATACGTTCTAATCTGTTTTCTAAGCCGCCGTATGTCTGGGCCACGTTCACAAATATAGATTTTTGCCCTAATTCAGAACTAAGACTAACGTTATCGCCAAATGCTCCAAGCGCGTTTTTAATGCCGCCTTGCTGATATGCTTTAGAAAATGTATTTAACACATCCGCTGGTATTTTGTTATTGTGTACGGCGCTAAGCACATCCCAATATTTATTATTTGTATCGGTTGTAATTACGCGTTCACCTTCGTTTAGCATTGCTGGTATTGTATCGCGGCCTGCTTTATTGTTGCCGCGTTCTAAGTATTCAACACCCTTATAAAACGCGTTACCAGCTGCTACACGCGCTTGTGCTAAACCTGCAATAAGTGACGCAAGTGTAAGTGCAATTGTAACAGGTGCAGCCGCGCCACCTTCAGCTGCCGCCTTTGATATAGCTATTGCCGCGTTAATTGCTAACTGTACAGATGCTAAATTCTTTTCACGTTCAACAGCTCGTGCCCTTTCAGCTTCCAACTTTTCTAAACGTTCCTTTTCAATTTCTAATTGCCTTGCGTTAAAATCTTCACTATTAGAACGTATTTCATCTAATGCTGATTTGCTTTTATCTATTGCTTTATCAAGTCCACTAATGTAGGCTTGAACCTGAGCATTAAGAACTGAAAAAACAGAATCGGAAACGCCTGTAATTACTTGACCTATTTGTTCAATAAGTTTTTTAGGGTCAGGCGGTTCAATGCCATCTCCAATGCTTTTACCAGCTTCTTCTAATTGTAATTTTAAATCAGCTATTTGTTTATTTAATGATGCTAGTGTACCCGGGTCAATAAAATCTTTAGATAATTCTTTTATCTTTTCTAAAAATTCAATACGCAAATTTATAAGATCAATATTAGCTTTGCTTTCAATATCTTTTCTTTTCTTATTATAGCTTTCATCTATTTTAGCTTGCAGTTCAGCATTACCTGTTGCAGCTGCTAATTCTTGATTACGCTGTTCTTCTAAAAATAACAAATCTTGCGCTAATTGTGTATTTCTATTATCTTCCCTATATTTTAAACCAGCTTGTAAATTTGTTTCGAGATCTTCAATTTCTTTTTGAAAACGTTCTAAGCTAATTTCATTTAAATATTTTTCTTCGGCTGCCCTACGTTCTTCTAATGCTTTTTCATCAGCTAATCTTTTTTCTTCTAAAAATGCTTCGTATTCTT